TATAGTTTTAACAAATCTAAATTATATTCAGATGATAATTTAGGGATAATAGGATATATTCGTTCACCTACTCGGTATTGTGTTGTAACAAATAATATTCTAGACATTGACACAAGATTTATTTATAAATTGTATTATATATGACTCAATTGATTGTTTTGGATTATACCCATATTTTTTAGTTTTACTAATATCAGCTAATGTAGTACGAGCTTCTCCAGGTCTTGATGGGATATATGTTGTTTTTGTATTAAAAATTGCAGCAATTTCATTAACTGAAAAATTATTCCCTGTTCCTAAGTTAAAAATATCACCTTGAAATTCATGATTACTTAAACATATTAACCCATCACATATATCATATACATGAGTGAAATCTCTTCGCTGTTCTCCATCTCCTGTAATTGTTAATGGTTGTGCTGTTTTATATTGACGTTCAAATATACCTATTAATGTAGCATATGTGCCTTGAGTTGGTTGTCTATCACCATATACATTAAAGAATCTTGCCGATACAGTAGATACATTATATAATTGAGAATACATTATTAACGTTTCTTCTCCAGTATATTTTGCAAAGGCGTATGGGTTTAATTTAGGACCCCCATATGCTGAACTACTAGCAGCATAAACTATTTTTGCATTGCATCTTCTAGCTAATTCGCAAACTTGAACTGTTCCCATTATATTTGATTTAAAATATAAAACTGGGTCTTTAAATGAAGGTTGAATTCTTGCTAATGCTGCTAAATGAAAAATAACATCAAAATCTAGATCCTTATATTTAACATTTTCTAAATTATTAATATCATCTATAATATATTTAACTCCTTCATGTTTATTGTTTATATTACTTGAATCTGATGATAAATTATCAATAACTGTAATATTATATCCTTTTTTTAATAATCTTTTAACTAGGTTATACCCTATAAAACCTAATCCCCCTGTAACTAATACTTTTTTCATAATGTATTATAATATTCATTTTGTTTTTCTTGTCTTTCTATTGTTTTAGGATGTTGTAAAGCTAATTCAGAATTTTGAGGAAGTGGAGCATAAGTTTTAAACCCTTCTAACCTTTCATGAACTTTATTTACCCATTTTATCTCGGATTTATTTTTCCAAATACGCCATTGATAGTCAGGCCAATTTACTCTACCTTCTCCATCTACATTCCATCTCCACTTTGTAATATGTTCTTGAGTTAAACCAGATACTGTGTTTACTCTAGGAACTAAATAAACTTCATTATCAGGATTACTTTCTAGTATAGTAGGTAAATTACCAATTAAAACTTCAGTAATCATTTCATCAGCATCAATTTGAAAAATATAATCTCCGTTACACAGTGAAGTTAATTCATTTTTCATATTAGCAAAATGACCATCAAAGGGATATGGGAACCAATTTATTCCCTTAACTTTACCTAAATATTTTCCTACTTCAACACTACCATTATTTGAATCATATAATATTATAATTTCATCCTCTTTACGTTTATTTTCAATTAAGAAACCTAATAAACGTTGGATTTCTATAATTTCATTACAGACGGGGATTGCGTAACTTATTTTCATATACCATTAATATACGAATTATATTTGAGGGTACCAAATTATTCTGGGAGGACTTTTATATAACTTAATGCGTCTATAAAATCACGTTCCTCGAACATTTTCATTGTAGTCATATCCATTCTATTTTCATAAAATTTACCTTTTTTACCAGGAATTGGATATTTTTCTTTTTCTTCTTCTTTAACTTTTACAGATTTAACTGCAGCCCATTTCCAATTTTTGGAATTTGCTCCATTAGCAAATACCATTCCTTTTTTAGGTAAATTAACTGTTGAGGGAAACCATACTTGACCATTTTCATCTTCATGTTTTAAATCTTTGTATAATTCAGGAAGAATTTCCATTTGTTCTTCCATAATTAATTCTCCTTCTCTCATTAAAGAATTAGATTGAAAACCACAACCATAACAAAAATAGTTGTTTATATCTTGATTTACTTCAGTTACATATGCTGCATCACTTCCACATCTGGGACATATTTCTAGTCTATCTGCCATAATTTATTGTTTTATATTTCCAGACATAACCCCCACAAGTGTTAGTTCTGCCCTTTAAATTGTTATTTATTCCTTTTAATCCTAATTGAGTTTTTGCCTCTTGAGTGCTATACCATTCTTTAATTAAATTTCCATTAATATCATACTGAAGAATGGGTTTTCCAAGTTGTTTTTTTTGTTCTTTACTCCATTTATTTCCTTTATTAGGACTTTTTCTTCCTTTTAAAGATTTACCTTGTTGAATTTTAGACTCTTCACTTCTTTTTCTACCTTTATGAATTTTACTCATTTTTTCTCCAAACCCTTTGGGTTTAGGTTTTGAATTAGCTTTACCTATTTTTTTATTTCGTTCTTTACTTATTATTTTGTTTGAAATTTCTTTTAATTCTTCAGGGGTTTTATTGGCAAATGGATTAATTCCTCTTTTTCTATTATCTTCTAAATTGTAAAAAGTATTATTATTTAAAGCATTAAAATGATTTATCCACCAAGTTTCTCTTTGTTCTAATTCTTCTATAGAAGAACAATATTCTAAGATAATTTTTTTAAAGTTTTCTTTTCCATATTTTTTAATTGCCTTTAATATGAGAGTTCCACTTCCTAAATACTTAGGATTATTGTTAGTATCCATACCCACATATTTTTTTTTATTTATTAAATTTTCTACTAAATAAACTACCATAATACCATTTAATAATAAATATGTGCTAGGTGCAGAAGTGATGCTCTTATATTTATACTTTATTTAATTTGGGTAAATTTAGTTTTGGAAGTTCCATTTTATTACTACTCCCTACTTTATTTAATTTTGGAAGATTAAGTTCAACCTGTTTAGGAAATTCTGGTATATTTTCTGTAAAAATAGAATCTATTTTATTTTTCATTTTTTCAAAACTAAAATTAGTTTTAGAATGTTTAGCTTGTTCTCTAGCTCCTGGAAGGTAAGATTTATATTTTTTGTGAGTATCCTTTAAAGCTTTTCCTAAAGCTATAGTATCAACATCAAACCATTTTGCTCCTTCTACAAACCAATTATTCCTAGCACTTGGGTGCATATCACCTAAAGTACCTGGGAGTAATATACTCATGTTGGGTTTTAGAAAATCTGTATGACCTGACCATCCTGTAGTTATAATAGGTTTTTTAGTTTGAGTAAATTCTAATAAGGGTCTTCCAAATCCTTCCCCTTTTGTTAAACTAACCATAGCTTTGACCTTTGAATGGTTATATAATTCATTTATTTCTTGGTCTGAGAATTCACCGTGAAGTAAATAAACATTAGGTAATTTACCTTTTACAGTATTTTTAATATCTTGTATTTTTCTTAAAGTTTTTTCTCTATCAGTATAAGATACAACACCATGACTTGTTTTTAAGATTAATGCAGGTTGTTGTTGTTTATTTTTAAAAGTTTCACAAAAAGATTTAATTAATAATCCTACATTTTTTCTATCATGTCCAAAATCTCCTTGTATCCAATGTCCTACAAACAAATAACAAAAAGATTCTCTAATATTTGATAAATCTAAGGTAGATTTAACAGACTTATAGGTATCTAAATTTAACCCTTCAAATAATACCTCTGTTTTAGTGTTTAACTCTATAGCACCAATAATTTGATTTGTATTTTTATCAGCTTTTTGGAATTTACATTCTTTTAAAACCCTAATAGTGTGTTCTGATGAGCCTACTACTAAATTCATTCTATTACAACCTTCTATCCATTCTGCAGGACATAAAGTTGTTTCTATTCCAGCAGTCATCCCAATATTATATTTTCCTTGGGGCATAAATTCATTAGGAATAGTTAATTGTATCCAAATATCTGGTTTAGGATATTGTTGGTTTGGTTGAGGATAAAATAAATATTCATTTAAAAAATTCCATTCTTTATGGTCCTCTATAAAACCCCAAGGTGTATTCCCCCATCTTTG